TTAAAGATGGCACCTTCTGCGGCTGAAAGCCAACCTCCAAGTATTTGATGCTCATACTTGTCTGGTCTCTTTAACTTCATTTCAAATATCTGCTCAAGAAATGAATCAGATAGATTTTCCTTATTGTCTTTATAACTTGTATGAATATAAGTAACCTTGTTTGTTGAACCATTCCAACCTGAATCTACTCCAGTACCCTGAAAGAATCTTTGATATATCCAGTGTTCTTTGGTTGTAGGATTCAATATCAATATACATCTATTCTGTTTAGTTTGTGACCTTACAGAGAAATCAATCTTATCAAATGTAGATTCATCTGTTAGCTCCTCTGCTTCATCAATAACAAACGTTGTAACGCCATTTAGAGACTTCAGAGCAGCCGTTTGATTGCCACTTGATGTTCTGATACCTTTGAATATTATTGAGCTTCCTGTGGTCATATTTATAATTTCATCTTTAGTAATCCTAAAATGCTCTTGAACTCCCATTAAGTCTATTTTTTCTATAAACTCAGGGATAATCGACGTCTGTGCTGAAATCATAGTGTACCTAGTAAACAAAACTTTATGCCCTTGTTCGTAAGTTAATGATAAAAGGAATACAGCTACTCCAAAAGATTTACCAGAACCTCTACCTCCAGTACATATAAAGTATCTACTATCTGCTGTAAATAAAGGGCTGTATTTATCGTTTAGTTTTAAATTATTCATTGTTTAGTTCATCCATATCTATTTCTTCTGATTCTATATCTATTGTATTGTCTAGCTCTTTAACTTGTTTGTCTGAAGCATAGAAATTAATTACAGGTACATTCAGTTTCTTATTAGCATTGCTTTCATTACCATCCTGAGGTTTGCCATATCTATATTGCCAAAGCAAATTCATGTGAGCAAATGAATCTTTGGCCTGTTCTGCTAATGCTTTCCAAGCTTCTTCTTCACTACCAAAAACATCTTTCATTGCATTTAAAGCATAAACAGATATCCTCTCTTTCTTAGCTGGAGTTAATTGTGAAGATGATTTAATCAACTGTTTCTTGTTTCCATACTTATCTCCCTTTTTTCTGCCATTATTCTTTCTACCATCATTAGGTTTTATGTATGCTGAGTTTTGTTTTGCTCTTCCCATCTATCGTATAATTTTGTATATAGTTTCCATATTTCTTTGCTTACTTCTTTCTTAGAGTAAATCTCTTTTGTTATTGCTTTCTTATCTCCAAGCTCTATTCCAATTTTGCATTTAGTTCCTTTATTATCTAAAGGTACAATATATATTTTATAGCCTTTTTCAAAACACCAGCTCTGTGCTTTAAGATTGTAAAATATCTTTCTCATGAAATATCTTAGCCACTTTAACTATAGTATCTAACTTAGTATAAACTTCTTCTTTCTTAGCTTCAGGTATCTCATTGTATAAATCAAGAAATCTTCTATCAAGTAAACTTTCTTTCTTTATTTCTTTTATTTCTCCTCTAAGTTCTACATTCTCTCTTAGTAATCTTGAATAGTTTTCAAATATACTTTCAGTCTCATGTTTGTGAGAGAATTTATAATCATAATACAAATCTTGCAAATGACTATCGTATTTAATTGCTAAAGGAAAAACATTACTTATTGCATGAATCACTGAAGAGTGGTCCATACCAAGAGTAGAACCTATATCGTATAAACTCATTCTAGTATGCTTCTTGCATAGCTTGAAGTATACAGCTCTTGCATATACATAGTTTCTTTTTCTTGTTTTCATTCCTATATCTATTCCTAAACAATTATCTAAATAGGCTTTGATTTCATTTGCCTGTAATGTTCTTACTAAATTCATTATTTCTTTCTTAATTGATTAATACATACAGCTAATCGCTGTTCTCTTAGTGGATACTCTTGTTTCATTGTGGCATCTGTCATACATCTGCTGACAAAATCGTCTTCACTTTCTTGGGGTCTTTTCTTTGGTATTGGCATAATTTAATTTTATTTCTCGTTTATTTAATTTATCACTCATTAATGTTAAAAGCATAAAGCTCATATGTTCTATTGCTTTTTGTATTCCCGAACATTCCCAGTACAGTTCTTGACTTTCATATTCTTTTAATAATTTTCTAAGGTCATTTATCGACATTCCATCTTCTAAATCATACATCGATAAATTAAAGTATTCTTCTTTAATTTGTTTTCCTTTATAATGTTTCATGGATTACATAATTGTCCAGATTCGGTATTTCATCTTGAAAGAAATACTTATACTGTTCTATGGCTCTATCTAATTTAATTAAACCATTATTTATAAACTCATCTGAACAATCACATATCATTATATCTTTAGAATCTTTATCTACTACAACAAAGATAAATTCATCCACATCAAACATTTTTAAATATAATGCGGCTTGTAGGTCATAAGAAAAATGTTTTGCACTCCATCTAAATTTAGTTATATCTGAAGTAGTTTTTAAATCTATAATAACATTGTCTTTAAGTATATCTGCTTTGCCTCTAAAAGCTAAGCCGTCAATCATCTTTGCTTGAGGAACTTCAAACTCAGCTCCATTTAATAAACTTGTAACTTCACTACATTTAAGAACAGCATCAGATATTCTGTTAGCATTATCAAATTCACTTCTTGTATAAACATTAGCCGAACCCGTTTCAATAACAGCTTCTTTAAATGTTTTGGTGGCCTTAGAGCCATCGATTATCCTTAGGTCTTTTATTTTATGTGGTTCAAGTACAGATAAATGTACAAGTCTACCATCTCTTAACGCTTGAACATCCTGATTCACATTAAGCGATTTAAGGTATGCTTTAGGACTTTGTAGTAGTTTCTTAGCTGAAGAAGAAGATAATGCGTTAGAACCCAAGTAACCGTAGTAAAACTCATCATCATACATTCTTTCTATGATGTCTATATACTCCCATTGTTTGTTATCAAATGTTGTTATCATAATTTATATTTTAAGCTAATATACACATTTGTTAATTAAATGTTGTTAAAGACTTGTTAAATTTTATGTTCTTTTTCAATCTCTTTCTGTAGATTAGCTAAGGCTCTCCAAGCAACTTTAGCTGAATGTCTTATGCCATCTGAGTCTATTGTTCCAGCTTCAAGCAAATGTCTAGCAAGGGCATCTAATTCATCTCCAGATTTACTTCTATCCCAATGTAAAGGCTTGTCTGGATTATGCTGATAATTTCCTGCATAACTACATTTAGCCACTTCTCTTATTGCGTCAGGAAAGTAATTCAATACTCCTGAGTAAATAGGTATTTTCTTTCTCTCTGTCATTATATATATAATTTACATTAATGTTATAAGAAGAAGAACAGGTCCAGTTTAAAATGATAGCTTCTTTATGTTCCATGCTTCTCCTAGTTTATTTAATACTTCAAGTAAAGGACCAGTCTTTTCTGACCATTTACTTTTATAATAACACACCTCTACAATACATTGATTTAAAGGAATGTCTCTTGTGTCATCCTCAAAAGAATGAACAACTTTTAACACAATGGCTTTTTCTTGATTATGCCAAGAGTCGCTTATTCTTTCTAATAATAACCTTTGACCAGTGGGAATCCTGTTTCCCTTTCTTTTTACTTCAATTAATATTAAAGCATCGTTATTAAATTCAAGTACAGCATCAATATCAGAAGGATGTATTTTCCCATTCTGTATGCCAGTAAAATCAATAACTTGCTTTACTTGCTTAGAGTTTCTTATAAGAGACTTATTTGTAAGCATCTATAATTTTTTTCAACCTTAATACTATTGTTCTAACACAAGAAGAACAAGTTGAAGGTTTGCTTTTTTTATTAAATATTCTGTTGCTTATTTCATAAAGTCTTTTAATCTCCTCATTATTTAAAACATTCTTGTTCTTAGCAAAGAATCCTGTTAAATAATCATACTCTTCTTCAGTCAAACATTCTAACTTATTGTGTCTAAACACCTTATTTAATAGTTCTTTTCTTTCATTACATCCGCAATCTTCTCCAGCTATAAACTTAACCAACTTCTTAATTCCTGTTGCTTCTGTAATTTTCTCAATGTCATCTCCTAATCCTTTTGATTTTGTTTCTTGTTCTGCATCAAAGTTCTTTTTCCATTCTTTGTATGCTTTGGTTCTTTTGTCTTTTGGTTCTTTCATAATTATATTATTTATTATTTGATATTAAAACTCCATTTCTTTTTATCTTAGGTTTTCTTTCCTTTTCTAACAAAGATTCTTTTTGTCGTTCTTTTCTGGACTTTTGCTCTTTTGTTGTTGCTCTACTATGTTTTTGTCCTTTTAATGGTTTAAACTGTTTCATAACAAATGATAATCTCCATTTAAGTAATCTTCTATATCTTCTATAAATTTGCTTTTAAGTATAGCTTTATAATTCTTTACAGAATTAAATATACTAGTCAAACTAATGTTTGCTCCATTTGCTATTTCCCTAAGAGTCATATCTCCTAAATAATAAGTATTACAAAGTTTAGCATCATAAGTATGCCAAGAATTAATCTCCTTAGCTAACTTCATTGTAATCTTATAAAAAGCTTCCTCTTTCTCGACATCTGCACTTGAGTATAAATATTCTGTTGTATGTATTGTATCAACATCATCTGTTTCAAGATAACTGAAAAAAGTATATTTGTTTTTAGCTTTCTTGTAATCAGCATATAAATTTCTTAATGTAACATAGATGTAAAATCTATTTACATCGTCATCTCCATACATTATTTTTTTCTTATCAGTTACTAATCTATTTATCTTTAAATACATCTCTTGCACTATATCTTCGCAAAGATGTTTAGGACATCCCATATTATAAACCATCTTAACCCATAACAGATGATTCTTAGCTAACAATTCTAACATTCTAGTACTTAAGTATTAAAGTTATTAAATCCTCATTATCATAGTATTTTTCTAGGTTTTTTATCTTTACGATATTCTGGTCCTGTTCAAACACAATTCCTTCTAGTGCATCAATGAATGCTTTGCTTAAATTGTCATGTAAATCTGGTTTTGTTATTTTTGGAACTTTCCCTGTTCTTCTTTTTTTTGGTGTTGAATTGAGATACTTAAATTGATAAGTTAATCTCTCTATTGTTATTTCTGAACCTGCTGGAATCATTTCAAATCCTTTAGGTAATTGCGCTATTGCTAAAGCTCTTATTGCAACTTGATAATTAATTACTTTCTTAGGTTTATAAGCAATATTGTTCCTGCCAATTCTGACTGATTGATGTGGAACAGGCCTAATGTTAAACGTAAGTTTTAGTTGCATCTATATTGCTTTCTTCTATTATTTCGTATAAGTCATCTACTATTTCAGGATGACCTTGTCTGTTTATTCTAAAACTAAACTTTTCAAATGGAAATCCCCTACTTCTTCTGCACTTAACTGTAACCATATCTTCGTTTACTGTGTTTAATTCTAATTGTATTTGTGTCTCTGCTTTCTTTTCTAAATAAGAACCTAAATGTCCTGTAGGTTTTTCAGTACCATAGTTACTATGTATTACTGTAATAATATGACAGTTTAATTCTTCAGTCCATTGCATAAACTTCTGTATAACCATGTTAGATTCATCTAAGTTATTTACATCTGAAACTAAATCAGCTATACCATCTATTACAACTAATCCTGCATCTTGTACTTTATTATATAAAAAGTATTCTATAAACTTTAATCTATCTTTATTGTTTAATGTTCTTAATCCAAAAGTATGATAGCATTCATCACTCATTCCAGTCATATCTAAAACTCTTCTAAATACTTTATGAGCATGAAACCTACCTTGTTCTGTATCAAAGTGCACTAAACATCTTCCATCTCTATGACCAATCATTCCTTTTGCATGACTATCAAGTTTATCTTTTAAATAGACTGCTGATAGTAAACTAACAAAGAAAGTCTTTTTGCTTTTAGGCGGAGCTGCAACAAAAGAAAAGTTACCATAGGTTCCTATTGGTATTGGATATATTTCTCTTCCTGCCATAAAGTTTCCCATACTAATTGCTACTGGAGGATATTCAACTTGTTTATTAGGGTCAATATATGCTTTATCCTCGATATATTGCATATACTGTTGTTCTTCATTTGTATAGTCTTTTATTGTCATTGTGTGTGTGTGAAAATAAAAGGGGGAAAATGAATCCCCCTTATAAATTAAAATAAGTTGCTTTCTACTGATACTTCAGTAGGTTGAGCTTCTTTTTCTGCATTTACTATTGAGCCATTATTCCAAAATACCTTTCCGTTTCCTAGATAATGTTTAGGCTTTCCAGCCTTTCTTTCCTCTTCAGTTTGTGCATCAAACATAGAAACATTGTTTCCATATTTAGTTTCATCGTTAATAGCTACTGTGAAGTTATAGTATACTCCTTTTTTGCCTTTAACAAATTTTTCTTTAGGTAATTTACTTACATCTAAAGACATTGAAATTAGTCCTGCCATAATTTAAGATTTAATATTAGTTAATTTAGATTCTACAGTTTTAGATATATTAAATTTCTTTTTTATATCTGTTATGTTCCCTCCTTTTTTAATATGAGCTATTGCTTGATTAAATTCAGGAGTACCTTCATTGAGCCATTTAAGACTTGAAGTTTCATG